CATGTCGTCAAACTTATCCTGCCAGCGTTCCGCCAGCTTCATGAACTCGAACTGCATCTGCTCTGCCGGAGTTGAGTCGGTTGCCAAGACTGGCGGAGCGGCCTTGCGCTGTGCCTGTAGCCAATACGCCACGGAATCGGCCATCTCCCTAATGAGAGCGGTCATGCGCCGCTGATACCGCTGCCGGATACCAGCGTTGGGCCAGATTGCTCGGATTGCCTTTACTTTGCTGGCTTGCATGGCTCACTCTCTACAAAATCAGCGTCGTATCCCAAAGCTGAGTCTGTCCCTCGTGCCAGGTTTGCGCTCTCCTCCGCTTCATCCGGCGGCGCTATCTCCTTGCTTATATCTATTCCCTGGTAGCCCGACTCTGGGTCACGAGCCAGCCGCTCGCGCTCTTCTTGCGCGTCGATCACCCCGCGGTCAATCAAGTTCCCGGCTCGGATACTGTCGTTGACGCGGATGGTCGATTCCTGCTCTTCAGTCATTTCGTAGAGTGGCACAAACTCAAACGTGATTTCCGGGTCAATCGCTCCGTACATCGACATCTGAACTATCTTGAACATCTTGTCTATCGCATCACGCCAGTATGCCTCTTGTTGGGCATGCATGTAGTCGTACCAGATGCGTACTTCGCCCTCGGCCACGTTGCCAAAGCCTGAAGGAGTAATGCCCGTCAGAACGGTTGCAGGTTCCCTCGACACGACGCAAAGCTGCTCAAGCGCCTGGGATTGGAGTTCGTGTAGGCCGCTCAAGGGAACGGCGATCTGCTCAAGCTCCTCGCGGTCCTTGTCCAGCGCCATCACGCCCTTGTTGCTGCGCGTGGCTGTGAATAGCTTGATACGGGAGAACAGGTTTGAGCCGTCGTCACCGCCGGTAAGCACCTGGTCCATCGCTGTCTTGAGAACCACGATAGAAAAGTTGTTGATGAGGTCAGAAACGCTCTGCCGAGTACGCAGCCAATTATTGACGTAAGGCTCCGCAAGTTGCGATAAGCTCATGCCGGAGAAGTTGAACGCGGGCTTGAAGATGTCGGGAACTTCGCGGGTGACGGTCACGATTACCCGCGATGCGTCCCAATGCTCACCCATTACCCACCAGCTATCCGGCCTGTAGAAGTTCGGGCTGGAGGGCGTAAGGGAGTTGTACATCAGCGGCGTTGTCCAGATCGGATCGACGTTCTTAAATCCAATCAGGCTATCTTTCTTGACTGTGCGCGAGTCGATAATGAGCGGCGTCTTTAGGTCTGCCCCTTTGATGTTGATGAGAATCTGGCCGGTTCCGTAGAACGCATCATGTTCAGCAGCCTTGCGGATAATGCCCTGAATTCCCAACGCCGTAAACGCTTGCTCAATCTCGGTAATCTTCGTCTTGGTCGATTCATCCTCGGTATCTGTGCTGTTGAATTTAATCCACTTGCGCGTCAATTCAGTAGCCAGCGCGGTAGCCATGTTGCGGTATTCCGAGCGTAGCGCCAAGAGCATCAGGTATGGATAGCCGGGGAATCCTTCGATATTGCTGTACGCATAGAGTTGGGAGCCGAACTGAGGCCCAGCGTCCATTGCCAGCCGCGCACACTCGTAGGCTGGTTCTGAGTCCATTGCCACCTGAGCTATTGTTCCACTTGGAACAACGCCTGCCGGTATCACAGGGATGCGGATAGGGTAGTGGACGCGCTCGACTGGCTCCTCAAGAGCTAACCGAACCGCCGATGGGCTGATTCGCTGCGTTGCAAGTTCGTTACTCTTACGTTTCCTCTCGCGGAAACGGCGGACACGATCACGGCTGCTTGACGGCTGCTCGGTAGGCTTTTCGTTTTCCATTAAAGGCTCACTCCAAAACGATTATGCACCAATTCTCTCATTTCGTCACGCAGGTAGTATCCCTCAGCGAAGAAATCGCCTAAGCGTGTCCAACCGTTACGGAAGTCAAACGGACGTGACCCACGCCAGCTTGGGAAGCTGCTTCGCACACCGTCGCGCAACGTAATCTGGCTCTTGGAATACATCACCGGCATAGGCTCAGCCAGCATTTCCTCTTCTGTGCGCCGATACCTCATTGCGCCTTCATTGCCGCATCTAGCGCGGCTTGGTTGATATTGAGCGATGACGTTACAGGCGACGCAAACGCCATAACAAACGCATCTGCCAGGTTAGGCGACGGGACACTCCCACCGATCCGCGTAGACTTTGCTAAATCTTCCTTGCTCTCCACCTTCACCCTCCCGTTACGGTCAAAATCCCGCTTTGGTGTTGATAGTTCCGTTTTCAGTTTCTCCAGATGCGGCATATCGCTCGAAATGCTGATTAGGTCATCGTCTCTATACTTCTCCCCATGGTGGATTGCGTTGTAGGTATTGCGGAAACGGTCTGCAATTCCCCACCACGTCTGAGCTTTGAGGTTGCAGAAATAGTCCTTGTTCTTGATTCTGTCCTGCCTATCGCTCACATAATACTCTTCGGGGCGCTCTACTGCGCTACCTGCATTGAACTTGGCATACCTCACCCGCAAATGCTTGTCTCGGACCTGGTTAAGCTCGTCAAACTTCGCTCCGGCGGAAGCTCCCACACCGATGCTGTCGTACCGGATGTCTGCCTTCCGCGCCCCGGCCGCCAGGAACGTGCGAGTGCATGACTTGAGCAGTTCATCCTCACGCGCCCGCCACTCGTCAGACCATAAGGCCACGCTGCCGTGAGCGTACACATTCGCGCAGGCGTCCTCTCCGTCATCTGCCACATCAAATCCGATGGTGTGCTTGCCTGTAGCCTCAAAGCCTAGTTTGATATGCGCGTCAATGGATGCTTCAATCCAACTGCGCTTGATGACTGTGCCCTCTGTGTCCTCACGCGGCTCTCCAAGGTAGATGTGCCGATAATCCTCCTCTGACTCCGAGCGCGTCCGCTCGATTACCTCAAGCATCGTATGCGACAAAAACGGGTTCTCGTCATAATTGATCTTGCGCAGAATGTAGCGCGTCGGAGGATTGACCACGAATCTCTGATAGGCAAAGTCACTGGCGAACATCGGGTTGAAGATGAGCCATATTTGCGACCCCTCTTTACGGATTGTCGGCTCCAATACTTCCCACTGCTCTTTCGTGAGAAAATGCGCCTCCTCAATCCAGAGAACATCTACATCCTCAAGCGATCTGATTTCCTGTAGATTGCGGGCCAGCCCATAGAATATAAACTCACTGCCTGTAGTTTTATGAACGATTGACCGATCTGTAATATCGAACTCTGTCGCCAGCCCAAACCGTTCTATTTGCAGCTTGAGGACCGTGTACACCGACTCCGCTATTTTGTTCTGGAATTGACGCGCACAGCAGAAACGGACTTTGAGAGTCGAGGCCAGGAAGATTGCAAACCCGGCAGCGTCCCAGGACTTCGAGCTTGAACGCCCCCCGAACAGTACCCGGCCACGCGCCGGAGCTGTCCAGAAAGACCGTAGCGCCGGGTTGAGTGTCGGTATTTGTTTACTCTCTAGTACACTTTCCATCTGGTTTACCGGCAATCAACCAAAAGTGTCATGCTGCTGATTTCTGAGACCGTTTTGTTTGTTTCCTACGATTTAGCTTTGTTGACTTATTGGTAACACTTTCCTTTGAATCATCCTTCGTGGCCAGCCCCGCGTAGAAATCATTCAGCGAACGCACGACGATTGGCCCCTCATCCGGCCCGGAGATAGGCTGCGTGATCTTGCCCTCTACCCTGTCCGCAACCTCTGCCGCTGCCTGTACCTTGCCCTTCACGGCCTCACGCACCAGCGACATAGCGATTACCTGTGCGTATGTGGTGGATTCGTCTAGCTTTAATTGCCGCGCCATATCGGGAGGGATGGGCTTATCAAGCAGGGCGGCGTATGCGTCTGTGAGGGGCTTGCGGCGAGGTCTGCCGCCCGGATTACCAGATTCCCCCGGCTTCCACGGCGGGCGCAGACCAGCGGTGTTTTTCCCGGTGTTCTGTCCGTCCTGTTCGCTATCCGGCACTCAGCACCGCCTTCTTCCCTGTCGCTTGCTCCCAACGCGTAACTATCACATCACAATAAGCGGGGGAAAGCTCGCACATATAGCATCTACGACCTGTTTTCTCGCAAGCTATCAAGGTTGAGCCGGAGCCGCCGAAGAGATCGAGAACAATAGCTCCAGTATTGCTGCTATTGAGAACAGCTCTCTCAATAAGCTCTACCGGCTTTGTCGTGGGATGTAAGGGGCTGCTATGAGGACGGTCGCACTTCCATAGGTCTGACTGCTTGCGATCCTGCACAACCCATATCCGGGCCGCGCCTTCCTTCCATCCGTACCAGATAGGCTCATATTGCGTGTGGTAATCCTTGCGAGACATCACCAACTGATCTTTCGCCCAAATAATCGTAGAAGACCAGTGGAAACCGCTGGAACGTAAAGACTTATCAATTGCAGGCCATTCGCTCGAACCCATCACCACATAAACGGGGCAACCGGGAAGTGTGGCTATATTGGCACAAGAGCCAAATGCTGTAAGAAACTCGCTCCAATCCTCTGCTTCCATCGAATCGTTGAGGATGAGGCGCGGCTTATGGTTCATTGCATTATTGGCGAGATTGGTACCGTAGGCCACGTTCCACGGAGGATCGGTGATCATCAGCGAGGCTTTCTGTCCGCCCATCAGCCGCTCCACGCCCGTCACGCTGGTGCTATCCCCGCACAGCAGCCGGTGATCTCCCAAGATGTACAGGTCGCCCAGCTTGCTGATTGGCTCTTCCGGCACAGGCGGCACCGCATCTTCATCCGTCTGCAAATCCACCGTGACAGGCCACAACTCCGCCAGTTCATCCGCAGTCCAGAACGGTGCGAGGTCTACTCCGTCATCCACTAGACCCTTGAGGACGTCCGAATCCCAGTCAAGCGATACCTGGCCGGAACGGTTATCCGCAATAGCAAGCTGCCGCGTGTGTGGGTCGTCCAGATCCAGGTCCGTGCGCTGCACCGCCACCAGGCGCGTGCCGTCCGACTGCACCACCAGCACATCTTCCATGCCAATAGCGCCCGCGTTCTCCGCTGTCTTGTTCCCGGCGATAATGCGCCCGTGCTTATCCAGCAGGATTGACCGGCCAGCCCCGTATTGCCGCAAGCTGTCCTCGATCATCTGGTTCCCACGTGGTGAGCCGAGGTTGGCGTTCTTCCCGTCCGGGATAAGCGTACTCAGCTTGACCGTTTCGCTCATGGCGTGATTATAGCGCGTCTTTCCTTCTATGGCACACCTTGACAACAAAGCAGCTATGTGCATACAATCCTGCTTATGGACGATAAAACCGTATCAGCGGTGATGAGCTACCTGGGACGCAAAGGCGGGCGACCTCCTGTGATGCGTCCT